TCAATTGATATAATTAATCAGATATAAATATATTTTTCTATTGGTTTATTACTCTTTATCCAAATTCTCTGTCAAAATCTTCTTTTTTCCACCATTCATATCTTTAAATACTTCAAAATATGAATTTTTTCTTGGTTTGTATTGAACAGAACCTTCTTTTTGTTTAAGAGTTTTAATTCCCAATGGGTCTCTACCCTCTGGATGGTCATCTTTACCATACCTTACGGAATCTTTAGGTCTACCAACACCCTCTTCATCTAATTCTGCTTTTATTTTTGCAATTTCTTCTTCTACATTGGTTGGTGCTTCGGTTCCGGTCTCTTTTGCCGGGTCAACGCCTTGTGTTTCAATTGATGTTAAACGGAATTGTTGTTTTACATCTTCTAATACCTGTAGTGTCATATCATCTTGCTCATCTTTTGCCATTCCCATAATAGCCTCATACATCCAAGGTTTAGAAAACATTTTTGTTTGTTGCATTTGTTGAATTAATTGAACCTTTGAATTATATAATTCAACTTTTTCTTGCTCATATATTTTAGATGGGATTGTTAATTCTAAACTAAATGATGTTAATTTTTCATCAGTAATACCTTGTGCATATAAGTGAACGATTGCAATCTTTGTTAATTCAGAAATCATTATTCTTTGAATTCTTTCTATGGTTTTTGCAAAACGAACATCCATTCCGGCTAATGTTGCTTTACCATTGGTTTCTTCTTCATAACCTAAAAATGCTTTAGGAATTTGAAGTGCTGCTAACATTTTGCCTTTAAGATAATTAATATCATCAATCATATTGTACTCCAATCCTTTAAGAGTATCAATTGAAGTACCACTATCACTACCACGAACTGGCATATAGTAATCTTCGATAAGGTTTTGAATATTATACTTTAAGTTATATTCACCTGTTCTTTCATCTACAAAAGGAACTTTTTTAGAATTGTTGATAATTTTTTGCATGTAATTATCCACTTCATTTGGTGGAATATTACCAACATCAATTTTGAATATTCTCTTTTCAGGCGCTCTCATTACTCTATGAATTAACATCGCATCTTCCATAAGAGATAATTGCTTCCAAACTCTTCTTGCACCTTCAATCATTGACTTACCATAAGGAAGGAAGTTTGCATCACCGTTTAAACGAAAGTGTGCAATTTCATAGTTTTCATATTCTTTCTTTGCTGTTTGTCCTACTGCGTTATATGGATTCTGATATGGTGCGTATACAAACTTAACTCTTTGTGGGTTGGTTGGGTCAAATCCTTCAATTCTACTCATTTCGTATGTAGACATTGGAAGTACATTTATAATACCCAAACCTTCTGCCATTTCTAGTTGTAAATAAAAATCACCATACTTTACTAAATTACGAGTCCACATCCATAGATTATGCTCTATATTAAGAATATCGTAAAAAAGATTTTCAAGTATTTGTTTTATATTATCATCTTCGTGATGAATTTTAAGAACGTTACCAAATTCATTTCTAGCAGTACACTCATCTGAATATGTGTTAAGTGCTGCTGAAATAATTGGGTCCATATCCATTGAATCGTAATCTCTAAAAAGGTCTATACGAACTTGTTGATACGCCAATCCCTGCTCTGCTCCGCCTGCATAATTTGATACCTTTAACTTCATAAAACGGTCTACAAGATTTGTAGTCATTGATTGATACTCATCAGTATCAATAACTTTTATACCCTCTGGGGTTTTACGAATAATGGTATTAGTTGAAAATAGTTTCTGTAACCTACCGAATATTGATTTATCTGCCATCTAAATAAAATTTTTTAGAATATACGAAAATTTTTTGGGTTTACCAAATTACCACTTGCGGCAGCTCCAATATCTTGCCTTCCATCTTGGACCTGGGTTATCACAATTGTGTCTTGCTCTGAAACTTCTTCTTCTATCTGGGTTTGATTTTTTAATCTTTACACCCTTTTGGCCAAAGTTTACTTTTACTACATTACCTTCACCGTTTCTAACATACACTTTAAATTTCTTTACATCACCGGCCATTGGTTTACCTAATTGAACTTTTCTACCCTGATATTCTGCTTCATATACACATGGACATCCTGCTTCGTTCAAATTTCTTCGTTTTTCATATCTTTAATGTTTTCTTTTACAGGTACACAATTTGGAACCATTCTACCATCTTTCATTTTTCCACCAACTGCCTTATACCCATCCCAACATTCATGCAATGCGTTTAGTTCACCTAAACTTTCATTACAAGTTCTCCAGCCACCACCTTTTGATTTATAATTTTTTGCTGCCCAACCATTTGCATATGCAGATGGATATACATCAAATTTAGATTTTGCTGCTGCTTTTGATGCTGCCCATTTTCCTGGATCAGTTGGACAATTCTTTTCTAAAAATAAATTTAGTTTTTCTTCTATATTCATAGTTTCATTTTTTTTCTTACCCTGACAGTGTGCTCTTTGGCTGAAACCTTTGGGGTTATTACAATCTATACTATTTTTATATTTTTCACTCCAATCTTCGTTTTTAGGTTTGGTAGAAACATATATTGGTGTTTTGCCTTGTCCTTTGCTATCACTACCACCTCTACCTGCTTTATTTTGTGCAGCTCTTTTTCTACGAGTTGCAGATTCTTTTTCTTTTTTACTCATTCCGGCAGCCTTTGCAGCAGGAACACATTTGGCATATCCACTTTTTTCTCCAGAAGTTCCGCATGGTGGGTGTTTACCATCTACTTTTTTGCCGATGTTGACCCACTTCTCCTTAAACCACTTATCTAAATCTTCTTTTAATATTTTTGTCAATTGTGCCATATCAACTTATAAATATAAGATTATCCCAATAACCAATGTAAATTCTCTTTTTCACCTCTTTTCAAATCCATTTCATATGGATTTTGTTTTACGTGATTTGCAGTATAAACACCTTCGTGTCTTTTTACCTGCGCAGAACCTAACATTGATTTTGTTAAATCTATACCTTCTTGTCTTAATCTCAATGCAGTATTACGAACCCATAATCCAATACCCAATGCCATTGTCAAGTCATCATTATAACCCTTCATAGCTTCTGCTCTACCACTATTCCATATAAATGTAAATAATTCATCAATAAGACGAGATGAACGAATTAGAATTTCTTTTTCATTCATATAGGTATCTAATGCAGAAATGATAAGAGGTCTGGTCTTTGTAGTTGTACTGAATCCGGCAACCATTTTCTTTTCATCTCTGTAATATCGGTTATTCATTTGTTTTTCAATATCAATGTATTTTAAATCCTGACTCATATAAAATAGATTTCCATATTGTCTATCTATACATTGTTGAATTGTTGCCCAACCCACATTTGAATTTTCTATTACTAAAAGTGCATTGTTGTATTCAGTTGCTAAAGCGGTTAAAAAGTTTCCAAAATCTTTTGTATCTAATTTACCTTTGTACTCTGCTACTTGCGAACAATCTTCTATATCAATAACCTGTGCTGTTGAATAATCCGAACCATCACCTCTTGCTACGTCGGCTACAACCATATATTGTCTGTTGTAGTTAGGATGTTCCCATACCCAAAGGTTTCCATCAAATCCTCTTTTTTCTACCGGGTCCATAATATAAGTTTCCTTATACCAAAGTAATAGTTGTGGGTCAATTACGTTATCACCGGAACCTATAAAGTCACAATCACATTCTTGCGCTGCACCTTTATGTCCTAAAATACGTGTCTGCTCATCTCTCCATTCCTGATTTCTTTCTGGGTGAACTGTCCAATGGAGTTTTATAGTATTAAATCCATTTGTACCACTTTCTGCTTCTACCCACATTTTATGGAACCAGTTACCCACACCATTTGGAGTTGATAATACGATTGCCGAACCACCTGTTGAAAGGGTTGATTGTGCTGATAACCAAATTTCATCTATATCTCTAATGAATGCAGCCTCATCCACAACCAATAGGGATAGGGCTTCAGAACGTCCGGCATCTGGAGAAGATGCGATTGCTTTTACTTGTGAACCATTTTTTAATTTAAGTGATAGTTTGTTATCTTCAACTGAACTATTACCACCATCTCTTAACCAAACAGGAAGTAAATCGTGCATCACTCTAACCTTTTCTACAAGGTTTTTAGCTACTGTCACCTTTGTTGCAATAACCAATGCGTTGAAGTCCTGATTGAATAACATTTTCCAAAGAATAAAGCCGGCAGAAAGAGTTGATAAACCTAACTGTCTACTTTTAAGAATAATGTTAAAA